GATTATGATGAACAGAATCGTGAACCAAGTTGGATTCACACTGAGATGGCCACAAAAGCAACTGAGAAACAATTATGCCAGATCATGGGCTGTGATAACTTGTCGCAGTTAGTAAACATGGCCTGGGCTATCACAGGTAAGAAGAAGTATGTAGGTAACTACGAAAGTTTTGTTTCATTCCTTCGCCAACGCAATGTATCAGACGAACAAATAGAAACAATGACAGAGTATGCTAATACACTAGCAGACCTCAATAGCAACTTTGATGTTGAGTTAGGTGATTTCAGTAGAGCCGCTAACTGGGGAATGTATAACGGCAAGCCTGTTATCGTTGATGTTGGTTTCAATAGCAATGTCTTAAATCAGTATTATAAAAGATGAGAGCAACAGAATTCATTACAGAATCTAAGATAGTTGAGTATGAAGGTATCAAACTCAATGTAGCCATTGACGGAGCAAATATTGATATTCGTGCATTAAACCCCGATGGTAGACAAATAGGTTATGTAGTTTTTGACCGTGATGGTAACACTGTGATCCCTGATGATGTAGCAGTAGATGAAGAATATCGAGGTCAAGGTATTGCTAAAACAATGTATGATTATGTAAAAAGTTTAGGCTTTAGAATCAAAGCAAGTACTGACCAAACAACAGCTGGTAAAGCATTTTGGCAAAAGCACCGTGGTGAAGAAAGAGTCTGGGAAGAAGAAAATCTAACAGAACTATTCCAACAAGGTAAAAACTGGAAGTGGGAATTCAAAGGTAGTGAAGAAGCAATGGCTACTTTTACTGTAGGCGATGTTGAATATTTTTGGCATGCCGCAGTTGAAAACATCCGTCGTCCTAACATATGGACAATAGCGTTCCGTGTAAGAAATCAAACTGACCAAGAAAAGATGTTTGGATTGACTGGTACCGGTAACTCCGCAGAAGTTATGTCAATTGTTGTTGATATTACTAGACAATTCTTACAAGAGTACGGTGACAAAGTATTAGAATTAAGATTTTCTTCAGATAACGGTGAAGAAGGCGAGACTGCTTCACGCACAAGTCTATACGCTAGAATGGTAAAGCGTTTACTACCTAATTGGAATCTACACACTAAGAAAGTTGATACTGAAACTGATTTTTATCTAACTAATCCTAAAGCATACGAACTATGAACGAATATCCAGTTTTTCCAGAACAAGAAGGTGAATGGGACAGACCAATAAATCCCTATTCACCTGTATGAACACACTACCTTAGGACCTTTGCGTTATTAGTGTGAGCCGGCTGCTGGCTTTAGGAGTAACGATTCGCTACCGTGAAACTATAAAGTGAGCACTTTTAATAAATACTATATGCGTTTTAGCGAATTTGACCCATCAATTGAAGAATCTGCTGCTGACGAACTTAAACGTCAGCTTCCTAGCCTAAAGAAAACAGACTATGACACCATTGATAGATTAATGCAGCGCATTAGTAAACGTTATCGCATCACAGGCGATAAGTTACATGATATCTTTGTCAAAAAGTACAAGCACACTCCCGATCATTGGATCAAGAAGTACAAAAGACAATTGGGTGAAGCAGAAACATCTACTGTTAACGAAGAAGAAGCGATTAAAAAGTTCATTGACTGGTCAATCAAAAAGATCAATTTAGACCAACCATACCCTAAAATTCAGCTAAGCCGTGATACAGAAGCTGCACAAAAAGGACATCACACAGGAGTGCATACCGGTGATGAAATTTGGGTGTACATAGGTAATAGGAACCTCATTGATATTTTCAGAACCATATTTCATGAACTTGTACATCACAAACAAGATCAAATGGGCATGATACAACCGGGCGACAGCTATCCAGGTAGTCCAATCGAAGCTATGGCTGATATGCTAGCCGGTAAGTACATTAAGATTTACGGTAAACAGCATCCCGAAATATTCCAATAAAATAGTTGACTTCTTGTTGAGGGGTATATATACTTACTACTTCAACAAGGAGAATCTATGTCCGATACAAAATCATTTAACGGCGATCAAAAAATCAAACTTACTCAGCTAGTCAATGAAGGTATGGCTGTGTTACACGAAATCGAGACCCTTCAAGGCGGTCTTTCTGATACCATCAAAGCAGTTGCAGAAGAATTGGAAGTTAAGCCAAGTGTTCTGAAACGTGCTATCAAAATTGCCCACAAAGCTAAACTCAGCGAAACAAACAAAGAGAACGAAGAACTCAATACCATCTTGGAGACAGTTGGTAAAACTCTATGAGTTATGTAGATGCCATTCACAGCAGGGATGAGGATCGCATTTACGTAGTTGAACGTGGTACCGATGGTAAGCGTCACTACAATGAGTTCCCTGCAAATTACGTTTTCTATTATCCAGATCCTAAGGGCAAGCATCGTAGCTTGTTCAACGAACCTGTATCTAGGTTCAGCACACGCAAGCGCCAAGAATTTGAAAAAGAGCGCAGAATCTATAGCGGCAAAAAACTTTACGAGAGTGATGTTAACGTTATATTCCGTTGTCTAAGCGAAAACTATCTTGGTGTCGAACCTCCGAAACTTCACACATGTTTCTTCGACATTGAGGTTGACTTTGATCCTGAAAAAGGTTTCAGTCCAACTGATGATCCGTTCAATCCAGTAACGGCTATTTCAATGTATTTGGATTGGCTAGGTCAACTTATTACATTGTGTATTGCACCTAAGCATATGACCAACGAAACGGCTAACGAAATCGTTAGTCAGTTTGAAAATTGCTTATTGTTTGACAACGAAAAGGAAATGTTCGATGTATTCTTCCAGTTGATCGAAGATGCTGATGTGTTGACTGGCTGGAACTCAGAAGGATACGATATTCCATATATGGTTAATCGTGTCACCCGTGTAATGAGCAAAGATGATACACGTAAGTTCTGTTTGCTTGGACAACTTCCAAAGCCAAGAAAATACGAACGTTTCGGTAAAGAAGAAACAACTTACGATCTGATCGGTCGTATTCATATGGACTATTTGCAGTTGTATAAAAAGTACAACTATGAAAGTCGCCATTCTTACAAACTAGATTTCATCGGTGAGATGGAAGTTGGTGAGAACAAAACACAATACGAAGGTACTCTTGACCAATTGTATAACAAGGACTGGCCTAAGTTCTTAGAATACAACAGGCAAGATACTATGCTGTTGGTAAAGATTCATAACAAACTCAAGTTTTTGGATCTTGCAAACGCACTAGCACATGAAAATACTGTGCTATTGCCAACAGTTATGGGTTCAGTGGCTATGATTGAAATGGCTATTTTCAATGAAGCACACGAACGTGGTTTAGTAGTTCCCGATAAAGCAAGAAAGGATGATAGAAATGAAGATGAACAACAAGCGGCAGGTGCCTATGTTGCTACGCCCAAAAGAGGTATGCATGAGTGGGTCGGAGCAGTCGATATCAACTCGCTCTATCCCTCGGCTATTCGTGCCCTCAACATGGCACCAGAAACAATTGTCGGACAAGTCAGACAAACTCTCACCGAAAAGTACATGAAAGACAAAGCACTCAAATTGGGTGCTGCTAAGAAACGTGCTAAAGAAGGTGATGAAGTTTGGGGTGCTATTCTATGGGAAGGTTTATTCGGCTCATTAGAATACACTGCGGTAATGAACCAAGAGCGTGGTACGATTCTTACTGTTGACTTTGAAGATGGTCGCAGTGAAGAAATGAGTGCGGCAGAAATCTGGAAAATGATTTTTGACAGTCATAAGCCATGGATCTTATCTGCGAACGGTACAATCTTCACCTATGAAAAAGAGGGTGTGATTCCTGGTCTACTTACACGCTGGTATTCAGATCGTAAGAGTATGCAGAAGAAACTAAAAGAAGCTGAAACCGATGCAGACAAAGAATATTGGGATAAGCGTCAGTTGGTTCGTAAGATTCTGCTTAACTCTGCGTATGGCGCACTATTGAATGAACACTGTCGTTTCTACGATAAGCGTATCGGTCAATCAGTTACATTAAGTGGTCGTCAGATTGTTAAGCACATGATGAGCCAAATCAACGAGATTGTAACAGGGGAGTATAACCACGACGGTCCTGCTATCGTCTATGGTGATACTGACTCATGTTATTTCACTGCATACCCGACACTCAAGCCGCAAATTGATGGTGGCGAGTTAGACTGGAGTAAGGAAGTTTGTATTGGTTTGTATGATGGCATCGCTGAACAAACTAACGATAGTTTCCCTGCATTCTGTGAACGTGCTTTCCATGCCCCGCGTAAAAATGGTTCTATCATCAAAGCTGGTCGTGAACTGATCGGTGACCGTAGTATTTTTATCACTAAAAAGCGTTATGCTATCAATATCTTTGATAAAGAGGGCAAGCGCAAAGATAAAGACGGTAAACATGGTGATATCAAAGCTATGGGTCTTGACTTGAAACGTGCTGATACTCCTAAATACATTCAGGAATTCTTAATGAATGTTTTGAGTATGGTTATTCAGCAAGGTAAAGGTCGTGACGAAGTTATTGAAGTCATTAAGGATTTCAAACGTAATCTATCCGCACAGGATTCTTGGACTAAAGGATCTCCTAAGGGTGTTAACAACTTGACATACTATGGTGATCTTGAAGCTAAGAGTAAGACTGGTAAGGCAAACATGCCCGGACACGTTCGTGCAGCATTGAACTGGAATTACTTGCGTAGACTACATGGAGACAATTATTCTATGAAAATGATTGACGGCATGAAGATTGTTGTTTGTAAACTCAAACCCAATCCATTAGGTTTTACAAGTATTGCTTACCCAACAGACGAACTTAGATTACCTGATTGGTTCAAAGAATTACCGTTCGATGACGAAGCAATGGAAAAGACACTGGTCGATGAAAAGATTGACAACTTGCTAGGTGTCTTAGATTGGGAAATCAGAGAGAACACAGACGTAAAATCTACGTTTGATGACTTATTCTCATTCGGTTAAACTGGTGTTGACTTTTGTATTATATACCATCATAATACACAGTACAACTACCTAAATAGTAGTATCACAAAGGAAAAACATGAAAGACATTTTACAGGACATTATTGCACACACTAGCGCATTAGGTTTTATCGACCTTATCAAGGTCACTGGAACGGACAAAGAAACTACAATCAATGCGATTGCAGAAGATCGTAGCGTTATCGTATCTGGTACATTCAACAACCCACATCCCGAATTCATGGGTACAGTAGGTATGCCTAACTTAGGTAAGTTGAAAACTATTCTTGGTTTTGAAGAATACGATGACAAGGCTAAAATCAATGTCACTAAACAAAACAAGAACAATGAAGATGTGCCAGTAGCAATTCACTTTGAAACTGCAACTAGTGACTTTGTGAACGATTATCGTTTCATGGCTAAAGCAGTTATTGAAGAAAAAGTTAAGAACGTTACCTTCAAGGGTACTGGTTGGGATATCGAATTCGAACCTAGCGTTGCAAGTATCTTGCGTTTGAAGAAACAAAGTCAAGCTAACAGCGAAGAACAAACATTCCGTACTGTTGTTGACAATGGTAATCTAGTAGTTCACTTCGGTGATCCTAGTACTCACAGTGGTAACTTTGTGTTCCAAGCAGGTGTCAGTGGCAAAGTTTCTAACAAGTGGCAGTGGCCCGTTACACAAATCGTCAACATTCTAAGTCTCCCCGGAGATAAGAAGATGAAGATTGCAGATCAGGGTGCTATGGAGATTACCGTTGATAGCGGTCTAGCTGTATATCGTTATTTGTTACCAGGACAAACAAAATGATTGATTATGTAATAGGAGGCGAGTACCTAAATGTTACTAGTAGCAAAGGTGCTACTCCATATGTCAATATGGCTAGTAGTCAGCCTATGACTGGTGCTATGGCATATGACAGTAATAGTCAAAGCATGAGAGTTTATGACGGCAGTAGTTGGCAAATGATTGGCGGTGGCAGTGCTACTGTCAATCTATCACCAAATACTATTAGTATACTCAAGTGGGCAGAAAGAAAGATGCAAGAAGAATACGAACTTCAACGATTGGCTGAATCTAACCCTACCATCAAAGACTTAGTTGACCAAATGAATAACTCTGTACTTGACTATCAGCGTAAAATTGCTATGGTCAAGATTTTGATTAAAGAAGAAGAAACAATTGCAACAAGTTAATCTATCAAGTAATCACAAACCAGATTGGGCACTGTTCTTACCAGCAGTGTCTAGTTTTTATATTGCTGGTTTAGGCAAGCAACGTAAAGGTGAAGAGTATTTTGAACAAGCACGTATTCCTGCGGCTTTCAACAGTGATGTTGAAAAATTAAACTTTCTTAATAGCAAAGAAGGATTGTATACCTATAAGTGGGGATTATACTCTGCAGGTCATGCTAATTTAGATACAACCAAAGATGACCCAAATGAATCCATCATTCGTGAACGTGAAGAGGGTACATTCATGCTGGGTGACTCAGGTGGTTTCCAAATTCTTAAAGGTCAATGGCCTGCGGATTGGAAGGATCCTAACTGTCCCAAAGCTATGGAAAAGCGGAAAGCAGTTCTAAAGTGGATGGATGAGTATATGGATTATGGTATGTGTCTTGATGTACCTAGCCAAAGTTTCTTAAACAAGAAAGCTATCCCTTTACATGGCATTCATAATATCGAAGAAGCTATTACTGCAACACATATCAACAATGAGTATTTCATTCAAAATCGTGATGGTCGCTGTAAGTTCTTAAATGTATTGCAGGGTACCAATCATACCGAAAGCGATGATTGGTATAAGGAGATGAAGAAGTACTGCGACCCAAACATCTATCCAGACAATCACTTCAATGGGTGGGCATTCGGGGGTCAGAACAAAATCGACGTACACTTAATGCTACGTAGATTTGTTGATATCATACATGATGGATTGTTACAAGAAGGCAAACATGATTTGGTTCACTGTCTCGGTGTAAGTATTTTAGAATATGCGGTGTTGTTCAGTGACGTACAACGTGCTATTCGAAAATATCATAACCCAAAACTTCAAATTACGTTTGACTGTGCAAGTCCGTTCTTTAGTGCAGCTAAAGGACTTGTCTACTTCAACAACAGTTTTGAAAACGGTAAAAAGTGGGCATACAGCATGGAAAAAACTGCTGAGGATAAAAAATATGCAACTGACAACCGTAAGTTTAGTGATGCGTGTTTACAAGATGGTGTGCATAAAACGTTTACTGATAGCCCAGTTACGGACTTGATGGTAATGAAGGACCTTTGTTATCGAGGTCAGGGTTTTATCGGACAACACGGTAAAGAAACTAAAACATCTTGGGACACGTTGAGTTATACACTTATCCAAAGTCATAACGTGTATCAACACATCAGTGCAGTGCAAGAAGCAAACATTAAATATGAACAAGGTATTATGCCTAAAATGGTTGTGCATAAAGACTTTGGTACCAAATTTAAAGATATCATCGAAGAAGTTTTCTCCAAGACAACAAGAGAAGAAAGCCACGCAGTAATTGACTATTATGGTTCTTATTGGAAGCAAATGTCAAGTGGCAGTCAAGGTTTCAGTGGTAAGAAAACAGTCAATGCTAGAACAGGATTTAACCTGCACTTTGAAGAAGAAGATTCTGATGATGCTATGGAAGAACTTATGGAAGATATTAAACCGGTTAAGGTTAAATATTCTCCAGATGAAGCATTGGGTGCATTATTTACTTTCAATTAAAGGAGCTGATATGCCATACCGTAATAGAATCGCAACACTACAAGAAAGTCATCGCCTAATAAGCAAAACTATCGAAGAATTGGAAAAAAATCCTGATAGTGATGCCCTAAAGATTAGCGAATTGAAGAAGAAAAAGCTACAATACAAAGACGAACTCAGAAGATTAGAAAGACTTCAATGGGAAAATGACCACGAATCAGTGGACTTTGGAGATGACAGATAAATGGAACAACGAGACCAAGCATTGACACTAAAGCGTCAGCAAATCAAACATCACGCCAAGCGTATGATTTTTGTAACGTTTCAAAAAGAGGGTATTCACAAATACCCCGCAGCAGCAACAGATCCAGCACTCGCAACGGGTGATGAATATGATGTTAGCTTTTTAGGAACTCCACATCGTCACATCTTTCACTTTAATGTGGCGATTGAAGTATTTCACAACGACAGGGATATTGAATTCATTCAATTTAAACGCTGGCTAGAAAACCTCTACAAAGGCGGAACACTTGAATTGAATTACAAGTCGTGTGAAATGATTAGTGATGACCTCTATGAGCAAATTGCTACTCGCTATCCCGATCGTAACATCGAGATTACCGTTTCCGAAGACGGTGAGAACGGTGCTACAATTTATTACAACACAACAAAACCTTATCAACAACTCGCTATTTAAAAGGAAATAATAAAATGGCAAAACCAAAACTCTCCGGCACTTTCAGCACCGAATCTCAGGTCTTTACTGACCTTGAAAACTACAAGGAATTCTGCGTAGACTTCGGATACAAGTGGGATGAATCAACTATGTATGATATGCGCAGTTTCGCTTATCGTCAGTTCCAAAAGAAAGCCGCAGGGAAGGATCCCAAAAATAACTGGGATGATCTAGTAGCACAAGCAAGGATTTCATGAAATTAGTAGTAATCACTGGAGGATTTGATCCTCTTCACAGCGGTCACGTTGAGTATATCAAGGCTGCTAAAAAGTTAGGCGACAGACTAATCGTTGGCTTAAACAGTGATGCATGGTTGGCTCGTAAGAAGGGCCAACCTTTTATGCCTTTTAACGAACGTCAAATTGTTGTAGGTAGTCTAAAGGATGTAGATGCAACAATGTCATTCAATGACGATGATGGGTCAGCTATAAGCCTATTGAATGATTTGAAAAAGAATTACCCATATGCAGAAATAATTTTTGCAAATGGGGGTGACCGCACAGCAAGCAATATACCCGAAATGTCTGTTAAGGATATTACATTTAGGTTTGGTGTCGGCGGCGATACCAAGATGAATTCAAGTAGTTGGATCCTGCAAGAATGGAAACAACCTAAAACTTTGCGCCCATGGGGATACTATCGTATACTACATAATGTTGATGGATGCAAAGTAAAAGAACTTACAGTAGAACCTGGACAAAAACTCAGTATGCAAAAGCATTTCAAACGAAATGAATACTGGTTAGTAAGTCATGGTAAGTGTGATGTTCATTCTATGTTGGATACTGGTTATGCATTGCCTACTAAAACATTAGAACGGCACAAATCATATAATATTCCTGTAGGGTATTGGCATCAATTAAATAATCCATACAACGAACCTTGCCGTATTGTTGAAATTCAATATGGTGAAGATTGTATTGAAGAAGATATTGAAAGAAAAGATGCGTAAACTATATTACATGGGTCTAGAACCGTATAAAGCACGTTATACACTTCAATTGACAGAGTGGAATGAGCGTGTGTTTAAACGCCGCGGTATTGATTATGAAATTGTGCCGGGTGATACTCTGTCAACTGACCAGCAAATCGTAACAGGTCAAGTGCTAGACGCACATGGTCGTAGTTACTTTGGTATGAGTCAGTTGATGAATCTAGTTAAATTGATGAAGGAAGGTAAGGTAACCAGTGAAGATGTTATCTACTTTGAAGACATGTTCCAGCCGGGCTTTGAGAGCCTGCCTTATATTCTCAATCAAGTTGATGAAGCGCATCGCCCAAAACTTTTTGCTCGTTGCCTCGCGCAGTCTATCGATCCTGACGATTTTGTCCATGTCTGGGGAATGTCGAGGTGGATGGGGCTCTATGAGAAAATGGTGTGTGAGGCTGTACGTCAAAGTGGGGGTGCTATACTTGCGACTAATGAAGAAATGGTTATGAACATGAAGATTGCAGGTTGGGATGCACCAATCTACAATATCAGTGGTCTAGCGTTTGGCAAGAGTGAAGTGCAAGAGCGTGTAACCAACATCAAGACTTTTGAGGATCGCAAGTATCGTGTCGTGTTTTCTGCACGTTGGGATCAAGAGAAACAACCCGATTTCTACATGGACCTTATCGAAGCATACTTCAAACGTCATCCGGTAAGTACACTTGAATTCTGTGTTTGCTCAGGTGGATGGCTCAAGTCTAACAACGAGAGCTATATGGAACGAACCAGACAACTACAGTCTATTGGTTTGTTAAAAGTATATGAGAACCTAGAGAAGAATGCTTACTATAATATTGTTAACGATAGCCGCGTTGTATTTAATTGCGCTTTGCAAGATTGGGTCAGTAATACGGTCTCAGAAGCTGATGCTCTTGGATGTAACGTGTTATATCCTGCTTACAGGAGTTTTCCTGAAACTTTTGCAAATGATCCTGACAGGCTATACATCCCATGGTCTATAGAAGATGCGTTGAATAAGCTAGAGAAACTTTTAGAAGCTCCTCATAAAAACATGGGTAAAATTTCTGAGTACACTGATGGCACGATAGATAGAATCTGCGACATTCTTGAAGGCAAGGGTGAGCACTATTTGCGCATGTCTACTGACTATCGCAAACACACAAAAGAGAGTAAATTTTAAGGAGAAAACTATGTCAGCACATGACGATATTAAAACACAATTGGCAGCATATGAAGCCGAGAACGAAAAGTTCAACAAAGGTAATGCAGCAGCAGGTACCCGTGCCCGTAAAGCATTAGCAGAGTTAGCAAAAGCAGTTAAACTACGCCGTAATGAAATTACCGCAGAAAAAGCTGCCCGAGCAGAAGAAAAAGCAAAGGCTAAGTAATCATGGCAACCCGCAAGAAGAAATCAGTTGCGGGTCCCTCTGTTGTCAAAGGGACTCATTTGACAGTCATCACTAACGAGGACGGTACTACCACTTTAGAGTGGGATGACGAACAACTATTAAAAGAGGTTCGTGAAGCTATTGCAAGTGTTGATGCACCCGTGAAAAAAACAGTTACTAAGAAAAAGGCAAAATAATGAAAGTCGATCAAGTAAAAGAGTATCTACGTAGCATTGAATCAGGTAGTCAAAGCTATGCAGATTTACTTCAATATGATTGTTTATTTGAAATCAAAGGTCGATGGCCAGATGACAGTGATCTTATTGAAATATTTTATGATTTGGACCATTCTAAATTTATCACATGGCAAAAGCTAAGAGGAGATCGTGACGCATTACCAAAGCTTGCTGACAATGTAAATGACTCAAAATACTGTCATGGGTTTATAGTATTTACCAATAGGGAGAATACTCAGACAGTCGAAAAAGAGTTGATAGTCTCGGCATTGAAAAATAACATCTCTATTAAAAAGATTGATGTTTCTCTGATTGAAACCGATAATATTCAGAAAAGAGAAGAACATTTTAACTCATTGTTCGATATTGTATAAATAAGTATGTCACACAACGGTGACAACAATTCAAAACTCATATCCGCGTAAGGAAGGATTCTATGTCATACAACAAAACAAAAACCGATCCCGAATTGGGTCTTAAAGTACACGAACATCTAGTTAAGATGGGAGTGGAAACCCCTACTGTACCTACATTATATGCTGACCGAAAGCAACGCATCGATGAAGTTGAAAAGAGTTTCGCACACATCATGCGAGTGCTTGGATTAGACTTGACCGATGACAGTCTTATTGAAACACCAAAGC